ATTTCCTATGTTCCAATGAGAAAATGGGATTCATAGATTTCTTATTGGGCACTCCTGAGACGAAGCCAGACTTAACGGCGAGGGCAGGTATCGCCATCCCGTTTTACCAAGATGCATACTTCACACCGTTTAATACTTTCAGGATTGACCGATCTAGTGCAATGCAAGTTCCGGCAGTCTCAAGAGCTCGCAACATAATTGCAGGAACTATTGCAACCCTAGGCCTTAAGTCCTACAACGATTTAACTGGTGAGACCATCCTTGGCCGCTCGATCCTTAAACAGCCTGACCCTGCCTTACCCTTTGCGGTAACAATGGCTTGGACGGTTGAGGATGTGCTATTTCATGGGCGAGCCTTTTGGCAGGTATTAGAGGTCAGCCTTGAGGACGGCAGGCCAACGCAGGCGCGCCGTATTGACCCAACACGCGTGACATTTACCACTGACCTAAACACTCAAGAAATCGTAAACGGTTTCTACATTGAGGGCGGACTGCTGCCGGTAAGTGGTATCGGCTCGCTCATTATGTTTAGCGGCTTAGATGAGGGCATTTTAAACCGAGGTGGCCGCACAATTTCCACAGCTTTAAAACTTGAGGAAGCCGTACAACGTATGGCCACTGAGCCGAATCCAACAATGGTGATCAAGAATACTGGCGTGGACTTACCACCAGATCAAGTCTTAAGTCTTTTAGCATCATGGAAACAGGCACGCGCTACACGCTCAACCGCTTATCTTTCTGGCCCGTTAGACGTTACCACCTTTGGCTACGATGCCGGGCAGATGCAGCTTGCAGAGTCCAGGCTCAACACTGCCTCAGAAATTGCGCGCATGTGTAACATTCCAGCGTGGTACATCAACGCCGAATCTGCCAGCGCGACATATTCCAACGTCTCGCAGGAACGCCGTAGCCTAGTTGATTTTAGCCTTAAACCGTATATGTCAGTGATCGCCGAACGCCTAAGCATGAACGACATAACGCCACGCGGGCAAGTTGTGCGCTTCGATGTAGATGAGTACTTACGAGGCAACCCGTTAGAACAAGTCGAAGTCCTAACAAAAATGCTTGAGGCAGGAATTATCAACATTGACGAGGCACGCGAATCAATGGACTTAGCACCGAGAGGAAACCCAAACAATGCAACTTAATTTTGATGGCCAAGTAATTGCGGCGAACATTGTTACCAGAACGATAACAGGGCTAGTAGTCCCATTTTCTAAAGTTGGAAATACATCAGCAGGCCCAGTGCGTTTTGAGTTTGGCGCATTTGGCGAGATTGACCCGAGCCAGATCGTGCTCAACATGGAACATGACCGCACGCGCCCACTCGGTCGAGGCGTGGCAGGTTCACTTGAGGTGTCCCCTGCTGGCGTGTCTATGGGCTTTAAGATCGCAAACACTAACGCCGGCAACGATGCACTGGTCGAGGCATCAGAGGGCTTGCGCCCATCCTTTAGCGTTGAGGCAAAAATCAACGAATACACAATCGAGAAAGGCGTGATGGTAATTTCATCAGCCAATCTTGAGGCTGTCGCGCATGTCACTAACCCAGCATTTAAGGATGCCGCAATTACTGACGTGGCGGCAACCGAAACCCCAGAAACCCCCGAAGCAGAAATCCCTGCCGAGGACAACCCACAGGAGAACACAGTGGAAGAAACAACCGCACCAGTGCAGGATGAAGTGACCGCAGCTGCGGTCGTTCACGCTGCCGCACCAGTGGCCTACGTTAAGCCTCGTAGTCCAATTAATTCTCAAGCAACTTATCTTGAGCACTCAATCAAAGCCAAAATGGGATCGCACGACTCAGCCCAATACGTTATGGCTGCCGATGACTCATTTACAACTAACCCAGCATTTACGCCAGTGCAGTATGTAAATCAGGTAATTGATACATCGATCGGATCACGTCCAGCCATCGATGCAATCGGCTCACGAGCCATCACTCAATCGGGCATGGTCATCTCACATCCAAAAATCACAGTTAATGGAACAGTTGCTACAACTGCCGAGGGCGGCGCACCAAGTGAGACAGGCATCGAGTCGGCATATGTCAATCTTGACGTAGTCAAAAAATCGGGCATGCAGCGTTATAGTGTAGAAATTTTAGAGCGTTCTAGTCCTGATTTTTTCCAGGCAATGGTGGACAACATGACCCGCGCCTATAATCGTGCAACCGATGCAGCAGTTATTGCAGCATTGACCGCAGGTGGAACTCAGGCAACTGGAGTAGCAGCAACATCGGCAGGCGTTATCTCTTACGTTTCAACCGAAGCACCTTTGGCATACTTAGCAACTGGCGATCTGCCAAGTGCTTACATTGCAGGAACATCGCAGTGGTCATTGTTACTTGGCGCAACCGATTCAACTGGTCGCCCAATTTACAACGCTTATAACCCAATGAACAATGGCGGCGTAGTAGGCCCACAGTCAATCCGAGGCAACGTGCTAGGCCTTGATCTGTATGTCGATCCCAATGCAGTAGCAACCACGATCGATGAGTCGGCGTTTATCGTTACCCCATCAGCAGTGGCAATCTACGAAAGCCCAATCCTAAGAATGTCCACAAACGTAGTGGCATCGGGCGAAATCGAAACAATGCTTTATGGCTACCTTGCCGTAGGCGTGTTAGTGGCTGGCGGCGTACGCCGTTTCAACCTGACTTAATAGTCAAATAAATGTGAGGGGCTATTGCTGCCCTGTGGTAGCCCCTCACTTATTTAAGATGGGAGTACGTTGTGGCATTGATTGACTTGCAAGAGTTTAAGGACGTGCTCGGCATTGGCGACATCTACGCCGATGCAATCGTGCAAGAAGTAGCCGATGCGGCCGAAAACATCATCCTGTCTTATTTGACTTTTGATAAGGTAAGCATCTACTCGGTCAAACTTGATAATAACGTGGCCACCTTTTACTCCGAAAACAATACTTTCGTGACAGGTCAAGCTTTGACAGTTACTGGCTGCCTTGCCCCATTCAACGGATCGCGCACCGTAGTTGATTACCGCGAAAACTTTTTTACGGTTGCAATAACCAATGCCGACATTATTGAACGCTTACTAATTCCACGCGGCTCAGCCCTTTTGACAAGCCAGGCTAACGCTTACGACACCACACCAGAAGTCAGAGAGGCCGCCCTTGCCGTAGGTGTAGACATTTGGATCACACGCACCGGCACACTTGGCCAGCAGGGCGTGGACTTCCAGAGTCCTGCCCCGTATCGGCTTGGTCGATCAATCATGACCCGAGTCTCGGGACTATTAGGCAAGCACTTAGATGTGCGTGGTTATCTTGGCTAACTTAGTCACGTTGCGCGATGACTTGGCGGCAACTCTAGCCCTTGCGGGTCGAGTAGTTTATTCATTCCCAAATGAAAACATCACACCGCCAGCAATTGTCCTAGTGCCTGGCTCGCCATACATCACAGTAAGTGCAATCGGTGGGGCTCGGTTAAATGTGCGCTTTGACATTACTTGCATAGTGGGAGCAACAGATAACCGCGCCGCACTTGCCAACATTGAAGCCCTAATTTTGTCGGTCACAGATTTACTAGCAAACACCAACGCGTTACTAGGTGGATGGAATCAGCCGACAGTCCAAGCAATCGGAAACTCCGAGATGTTAATTAGTCAGATCAGTATCGAACTGGTCACTACCAACTAGAAAGGCAAGACAATGACCGCAGTATATATAACTGGTCGCAGTCTGACACTGACCATTAACTCGGTTAGTTACGCAGATCAGGCCAGCACAGTAACACTTGAACTAGAGAACAACCAGCAGGTGTTAGAAGTCCTATCAGGCCGTGCCTACAAGACAGTAGACAAGACCGCAACGCTTAACGTGGAATTATTCCTTGATGACACTTCCTCGCCAGGCATTATCAGCGCGCTATGGGATGCAGCTTTAGCAGCTCCAGACACTGCGCTCGCTTTCACATTTGACGTAAATGGCGATACTTTTGCCGGCAACGTATTCCCAGTATTTCCAACCGTCGGCGGCGCGGCTACTGATGTACTGACTACATCACTTAGCTTTGTCGTAAATGACGGCGTAGTAACTCGCACTTAACTAGAGAGAACAGGGCAGACCCATGAAATACGAAGTGACTACCAAGCAGGGCAATAACTACATAGTGAGCGATGACTCGGTGTGGATGTGGATCGAACTCGAAAGAGAACTCGGGTACACAGTCACCGAGGCAGCAGCAAAGATGACTAAAGGATCGCTGGACGTAATTAGTTTTGTACTCTATAAATCGGCATTTGCGCAAGGTAAAACTCAATTAAAGACTCAAAGATCATGGGTTG